TTGTAGACACAGGGATGGGTACATATCTTTGTACCCAATCCAAATTCTATTATTTCTGGTCGTGATACTTCTGGTCATGGTGGTGGTCACGCAACGAGTGATGGGTGGAAAGATGTTCTTAGACGAATCCGAGACAATAATCCACGAAGTACTATTGACGTTTAATATCATAAATAGTCAGGTAACCATTAACAAAGGAGTCTTGGCTTGAGTAGGCACAAAAAAATGTACATCAATCACAATAATCTTTTAACAATAGAACCTGTAGGTCCTTCACAGAATACAGCGTTTGAGGAATACAATAAAGGACAAAATCTTTTTCTATCAGGTGCTGCGGGTACAGGTAAAACGTTCATACTTCTACATTTAGCACTAAAAGAAGTTTTGTCTAAAGATACACCTTATGAGAAGGTTGTACTGATTAGAAGTTTATTACCTTCCAGAGACATTGGATTTCTTCCCGGAACCTTGGATGAGAAAGCCAATCTGTATCAAGATCCTTATCGAATTCTTGTTCGATATCTATTTCAGATGCCAAACGAACAAGAATTTTCTATGCTCTACGATAAACTTATCGGTCAAGGTAGTTTAGAATTTTATTCTACCTCTTTTCTTAGAGGTCAGACTTTTGATCGGTCTATTATTATTGTCGATGAAGCGCAAAATATGCTTTTTCACGAATTAGACACAATCATTACACGAACAGGACAGGATTCTAAAGTCATGTTTTGCGGCGATGATGCTCAGACGGACCTTAAAAAGAACAATGGTGACAGAGATGGATATCGCCAGTTTGCCAATATTCTTGAGGACATGAAAGAGTTCAGTGTAGTTGAGTTTGGTATTGGAGATATTATTCGTTCTGGTTTGGTTCGTTCTTATCTTATTGCAAAAACTAATATGGGCGTTCGGGAAATGGGTTGACTTATTCTGTAACTTCGGTTATAATTATAAGTTATGAAAACACAAAACGCAGTGCCTTACGAGTGGCCAGAACTCAAAAGTGAAACTATTAACGGTTGTAGGTTCTATACTACACCAAATGGTGAGAAATATCCTTCGATTACTACGGTTATCGGACAACAGCCAGGTAAGACACATTCCCTTCAGGAATGGAAAGATCGAGTTGGTGAAGCACAAGCTAACTTAATCAGTCGTCGTGCTGCATCAAGAGGCACTGCCTTTCATCATATTTGTGAAGATTATCTAGATGGTATTGAAAATTTTGATACTAAACTAGAAGAACATCATAAGAAGAAAAATTTTCTTGCTTATTGTATGTTTAAAGAAATGCAACCCTATCTAGATAGTAAAGTCAATAAAGTTCTCTTACAAGAACAACCAATGTATTCTGAGAGATTTGGTGTTGCAGGCCGCTGTGATTTAATTGGTGTATATGATTCAGAACTGGCTGTTGTTGATTTTAAAACAACAACAAGGATGAAAAAAGAAGAATGGATTGAGGATTATTTTGTTCAATGTTCTGCTTATGCTTCTATGTATGAAGAACATATGAAAGTTGGTATTGATAAAGTCGTTGTAATGATGGTTGCAGAAGACGGTGAAGTTAATATTTTTGAAAAGAAAACAGCTGATTATTTGGACAAACTACAAACAATAATGAACGAATGGTACGATAATTTTGTCTACAAGGTAGGAATTGCATAGATGAATGATGATGATGCTTGGTTAAAATATAAACATCATCACAAATGGTTTAATAAATTATGGTTATCTGAAAAACTGGGATATGTTTGCGGACCATCTGGTGTTAAAGTTCCTAAAGAAGGTTGGTATATTCACAGACCAATTTATAATTTGTCTGGAATGGGAATAGGAACAAAAAGAAAATGGTTAATGCCTCATGATGTTGATGTCCGTCCTGGTTATTTTTGGTGTGAAAAATTTGAAGGAGAACATTTATCTATAGACTTAGAGTGGTCTTATGCAGGACCTCCTTTTTGGAATGTTGTAAGCTGTTATGAGGGAATAAAAAGAGACTGCCAAAGATTCGATATGTGGATTAAACGAGAGATTGAATTTCAATTACCTCATTTCTTTTGCGAACTTTCTGATGTTGGAATAATTAATGTTGAAACAATTGGTGGAAATATTATAGAAGTTCATTTAAGAACCAGTCCAGATCCAAAATACGATGAAATAATTCCTGTATTTCTTGGAGAAGAAAAAAATATTTCTGGATATAAATGGATAGAATCTTATGAAGATGCAGATAAACTTTTAGATCCTCCTCGGCTTGGATTTTTAGTTAGATAAATAACTATGACAACTTTACAACAGATGTTGTCTTTTTACAACAAATAGGAGATGTTATGAAAAAAGCATTACTAGCACTTTTATGTGCTTTTCCACTTGCCTCACAAGCATTTTTGACTGCAAGTACTGAAACAGACATTAACTATTATCATGATTTTTCTTTGAGTGTTGACCAGTTCAAATTGAGTCATAATCAATATGGTGACTGGGGTTTAAATGAAACTCGTATCGGTTGGGGCGGCCTTTCAGCAATCACAAGCGATACTTTAGATTTTGGTATTTCTTATGAAACCACCTTTTCCGCTGGTCTAGATGGCAATGAGTTTGAAATTAAATCTGGTATGCATATGCACAACGACGTTATCTTTTCGTTAGATACTTCATTTTTCGTTGGTGGATTGAAAGTTCTACCTTCAGCAGACTGGAATCTTTCTAGTTCTGCAATGGATGCAGAAGTTGGATTTGAATATAAATTGTCAAGTGTTGACGCAGTAACAACTCTTTTCTATGATGTAAGTTCTATTGCTTATAATGGATCAGAGTTTTCTTTAGGATATAACTTTCATATAAATGACGCTATTTCCGTCAAACCTAATATGGTAATTCCTTTCGATAGTGAATGGGATCAGGGTGATATCCGAGCTGGACTTTCTATTAATGTAGCATTTGCAACAAATCCAGGACAATAAATAAATCGTGGATAAAACTGTAGACGGTAAAGGAGTAGACGTTGCGGACGGCGGGGCAGTACCGCCCACCTCCACCAAATCATTTTTAGGCTATGATGTTCATGGTAATCGCCAGTTTCCACATGACTGGTATTATACTGAACAAGAATGGAATAGAGGAGTAGGTTGGGGCAAAGTACCACCAGAACGAATTAAAAAGTAATGGGGGTGACCTAGTTTCGACGGAGCGAATGAAAGTTTACAAGAGGTTTTTGATACATAACTATAAACGCCAATGATGACGTTTACTTTCAAGAATATGCCTTAGCGGCTTAATTTTTGACGGGGCATGGGCACCGCCTTGATATCCAAAGGGCCCATCTTAAAATATATGAACAGTAATCAAAGTGGTCTATGCCGAGAACGCCACACATGACGAACCGCTGAACCATAGATAAGCGTGTTCCCTTTACGTTATTATGAACCAAAAAATTACACCAAAAAAGTTTTCTATTATTATAGAGGAGTTAGTAAGAACTAAAAGACTAACTTATCTTGAAGCTGTAATGTATTATTGTGAACAAAATGGTTTAGAGGCACATACCATTACACGATGGATTGACAAATCTATGCGTGATAAGATACAATATGATGCAGAACAATTAAATTATCTACCGAAAACGAGTTCATTATTTTGAGTTTAATGACACCCCTAGAGACATATCAATCATACTTGGCTTTAAAACTTCATTTTGGTGGTAAGTATGATTATTTTAAGTATGGCGGAAAAACGTCAGCTTCAGTAGAATCTTTTGACAAACGAAAAGATAAATTTAAGTTTGTTAAATTATCAAATAAATTATCTGACCCACAAATTATAGATTATTATCTTGCCAACTTTATTCGTGGTAAAGAATGGATCGGAGATTTTGACCAAAAGAATTGGATGGAACATAAAAAAGTTAATCAAAGTTTAGAATATTTTTATAAAAATGATATTGAAAAACTATTGACTTTGACTAATAATTTTGATATACTTTTTAGAGTTAAGGATGGTAATCATCCTAAACTATTGAAAGCGTATCTTGGTAAAAAGATCAATCTGGAAACACTTGTGATCCTAGAAAAGATTTTAAAATACAGAGAAAGGTTTGACGCAAAGATTAGTGAAACTTTTATCTGGCCCAAGATTAGTCTTTTAATAAAGAAGTACGAGCCGTTTTTGAAAATAGATGAGAAATCATTTAAATCAAAAACATTGGATTCAATTAAAAACTTTGAGGAGTCGTGATGACAGAATCAAATAAAGAGTCATATGTTGACGAGGCGAAACGTAGGATCGCTCATCTTTCCTACAAACTCGAACAGGCCGAGAGTCGTGTTCGTAAGCTTGAGCATGACAATGCCGAGCTTCAACGGTGGGCAAATGATGTTTGCCTTAAAAAACTTCAGGAACTCAGCGATGAGTTGGCCTCACGATATAACCAAAAGAAGTATCGTGGTAAAAATTGGAGAGGCGATCTAAGCCGTGCAAGAGAAGAAGGATCAGAAGTTCATTGATCTAGTTTCTAAAGTTGCTCAAGATGTTATGCCTGTCAGTAATGCCAGAATAGCATCTGCGGTAGTAATTGGCAATAGTGTAGTTGGATTGGGTCGAAACTCTTATAAGACCCATCCACTACAGGCCAAATATGGCACGACAGAACATAATATTCATATTCATGCTGAGATTGATGCAATTAAAAACAGCCTCAAAAGAGTTTCAGTAGATGAATTATCTAAAGCCACACTATATATTAGTAGAATGAAAAAGAGGGATAGAAAACGTGGATTTATATCAGGACTTTCTGCACCATGTGCTGGGTGCATGGGTGCTATTACAGACTTTGGCATTAAGCGTGTGGTTTATTCTTTGGATGATAGAGGATTTCAAACGATAGAATAATCCTCAGTAGCTCAGTGGTAGAGCAGACGGCTGTTAACCGTCCGGTCGGTGGTTCGAATCCATCCTGAGGAGCCAAAAACAAATTTTTTGAAAAGTGAATAAAACTTATTATTTTATGTCTGGTTTGCCTAGAAGCGGTAGTTCTCTATTATCGGCTTTATTTAATCAGAATCCAAGATTTTATTGTGGCCCAAGTTCGCCTATATGTTCTGTGATTCTAGGTATAGAAGATCATTTAAAAACTGATGAGTTATATACTGCCTGGCCAAAAGAAAATTTTAAAGACGGAATTATATCTTCAGTACTTCCAAGTTACTATAGTGATATTGATAAACCAATTGTTATAGATAAAAATAGAAGTTGGACCCGCAGAATAGGATATCTTTCTAAATACTTTAATATCGAAAATCCTAAAATAATTTGTACTGTCCGAAACCTCACGGAGATTTTGACATCATTCATTGACATGATTCACAGAAGTAATAGTGTAAGTTTTGTTGATAAATCATTAAGTAAATTGAAAGTTCCTATTAATGATTTTGCAAGGTGTCAGTGGATTGCTTCTGATGGACCTTTAGGAAGATCCTATACTAGTTTAAAAATTGCATTTCAAGAGGGATATAGAGATAATTTATATTTTGTGGAGTATAGTGATTTAGTATCTAATCCAAAGAAAACAATGCAAGAAATATATAACTTTATAGAAGAAGAATATTACGAGCACAACTTTGACCATATAGAGAAGATTGTTCATGAAGACGATGGCTCGGTTTACGGCCTTCCGGATATGCATGATGTTAGGCCAAGTGTAAAGTCTATATCTAAAAATCCCAACGATGTACTTCCTGAGAAAGTAATTCAAGATGTTTCCAATTTAGAATTCTGGAGAAGTAGCGAATTAAATTTATCATGAAAAAAATTATAACGCCATTATTCGTAATTTCTCTTATTAGTTGTAGTGGATCAACTTCAACAGGTGATCCAGAGATTGGAGGAATCTATGACGAAGAAGATTACAAACTTGTTTACCAATATAATGCATTTAAACTAGATGGCCCAATTATACGTTGGCCCACAAGATGGATTTCTTTATATAATATTCCTTTGGATCATAAGGCACTAGATATATGGAAAGAACTTGGGTTTGTTTTTATACAGGGAGGTTCTGAAATTGTTTATGATGGAGAATCTCAAGAAGATGCTCCCTATTGTGGTCGAGCAAATTGGAGATGGAAAAGTGATACTAAAGGAAACTATTGGTTTAAATCCTGTAACATTGTACTCAATGCAAGAAAGCATACTGGATATCAATGTGGTAGTGTAGAAAATACTTTGAGACATGAAATTGGTCACTGCTTAGGAATATTAGGCCATACGAGTGATGGTACTTTAATGGATCCAACATCAAATAATTCTGATGAACTTCCGAATTACATTAAAAGAATGTTGGAAGTACTCTACAACACAAGAACAGATGTAAGAATAGAGGAAGATGGCAGTAAATCGTATAAGATAAACAAGAATGAAGAATATTCAGGAAATAACTATATAAATGATTGAGAAGTTAGGAAAGAGTGGATATATTTCGCTCAGAGAAAAACAAATTATTCTAAAAGAAACTAGAACAAATAAAAAAGTTGCTGTAAAATTAATTCAATTTGATGAGCAGTACGGATGGTTTGCTCTTAATGCTGAAGGTAAGAAGCGGTGGTATAATCAAAGATATTGGGAATTTGTTAAGGAGGTTGGAGTATAATGTTTTGTGAATTTGTTGATAGTATGGGTACAGATAAAACAGTAGTAGATGCTGCTCGTGTATCTTTTTCTAAGAGAACGCAGTGGCATAGAAATTTACCTGGACCAGGTATTTTTGAACTTTCTGATAAAGATAAAAGACTGATAAATTATTTGGCGAAGCATGAACATTGGTCACCGTTCGGCCATTGTTCACTTTCTTTTCATATTGGCGCACCAGTATTTGTTGCTCGTCAATTAGTCAAACACACAGTTGGACTTTGTTGGAATGAGGTCAGTCGTCGATATGTGGACGAGAAACCATCTTTCTATTATCCAGATGTGTGGCGTGGTCGTCCTGTGGATAAAAAACAAGGCAGTAGTGATGTAGAAGTTGAGTGGTTGGATCGTGAAACAAGAACAGGAAGGCCAGTTCAAGACTTGTGCTCTGATGCAATAGAGCTTTATGAGAGAATGATTGAGTCTGGAGTTGCTCCAGAACAGGCTAGAATGATTTTGCCACAGAATATGATGACCGAGTGGTACTGGTCCGGAAGTTTATATGCGTTTGCTCGTGTTTGTAATCTTCGATGTAAAGATGATGCACAAGAGGAAACACAAGAAATTGCTTGGATGATTGACGAAATTGCCAGAGAGAAATTTCCAGCTAGTTGGGCAGCATTAAGAACGTAAAAATGATAAATAAAGATACTAGTAAAGTTATTTGCTTAGGAAACGGGGAATCTCGGATAGGTTTAGACCTCCCGGATCTTCAGCAAAAAGTAGTAGTTTATGGTTGTAATGCTCTTTATAGAGATTTTACACCAGACTATTTGGTTTGTTGTGATATTGAAATGTCACATGAAATCTATAGGTCAGGCTACTGTCAAGATAATGTAGTATATTTTAGAGATTGGAGTAGATTGCCAGAAGAGGCATACGAACAACTAGTAACTCCATCTCATATATCCCAACAGGACATTGTTGATTTAGAGTCCTTTATTCATGAAAGTCCTCGGGTTGAAGGTTGGAATGAATTTGTAATGAGCGGTCAAGATTTGGATCGCTTGAGACAAATCCGAGAAGATTATTTAACCAGAGTCCGTGAAAACGGAGTGGACGTACATCCATCAAACATCGATATTGTTTTAGGAGATAAACGTGCAGGCCTATGGATTACATGGGTAGCACCAGAAGATAAAGTAAGAAAGACAGAATCATTACCCGGCAATTCGGACTATAGTTTTTGTTCAGGCGCTTTATGCAATCTCTTTGCATCTCTTGAAGAAACCACAAAAGAGTTATATCTTGTAGGTATGGATTTATATTCCGAAACGGAGAACGTAAACAATGTGTATAAGGGAACAGACTGCTACATTAAAGAAGATGGTGGAATGATACCTCCAGAAAACTGGATTAAACAACACCAACTTGTATTTGAAAAGTTTCCACACATACAGTATTACAAAGTTAATCCAAAATCAATAAAAGACTTTGATAGGATTAATCGAGTAATCGAGGAATGGGAAGGCATTCCAAACCTCAACTACATTACACACGAAGAAATGTACGAGAGGATCAACACATAACCAAAGGAGGTTAACATGGCTGATGTAATAGCTAATGTAAAGGGCTGGATCAATAAGATTTCTGAAGTTGCAGTAAGTCTTATCGCTCTAGCAGTAGTACTTCAGGTACTTTTCGGATCAGATATGATCTTTCTACCCGTAGATGTCATCGGGAATATCACTGGCCTAGTGGCATCGCTAGGCAGCCAGGGACTAGTTGGTTTAGTCGCTCTTGGCGTCATTTATTGGATCTTTACAAAACGAGACTAATAAGTATGACTAAGGTATTGGGGGGAGTGGCCACTTCCCCCTTTACCATCCTTTATTGTGACTGCTAATCAAGAAATATTATTAGAATGTATAGCAGAAGCTAAGAAAAGAATTGAATATTATGAGATGTTGCATTGTGGATTATGGCAAGTTATCTTTCAACCTGATGCAACAGATGAAATAGAAAAAGAAAAAATTTATATTGAAGAACTTGAACAGATGTTGCACGAATTGAGATTGTCAGAATGAAAAATATTATTTCTATCACTGATATCATTGAGAATAAAGTTCGCAAAGAAAAGCAACTTGAAGAATATCATGCACAACTTGACGAACTGAAACGAAAAAAGTTTTGGTTGGAAAAAGAAATTCAAATGGCAGAGTTTATCATTTCTGCCGTCCGTAACGAAATTACTCCTCAAGCCTTTGTATCTGCTCTTATTGAAGCAGAGATTGGAAAAACAGATGATGAGGATGAAAACTCTTGACAGAAACAAAAATACATGATATACTAAATAGTATTGATAGGCGCCGATACAGTCTATCAACTATACATTTAACATACGATAATACGGAGAATATAAGATATGTCTTTTGCAGACCTAAAGAGCAAGTCAGGCTCATTTGAAAAACTACAAACCGAACTGAATAAGTTACAATCCACCACAGGCAGTTCATCATTTGAAGATACTCGTCTTTGGAAACCAGACCTTGACAAAACCGGTAACGGTTATGCAGTCATTCGATTTCTACCACAACCAGAAGGAGAGGATCTTCCTTGGGCTCGTGTTTGGAGTCATGCGTTTAATGGTCCCGGTGGTTGGTACATTGAGAACTCACTAACCACACTAGGCAAGAACGATCCGGTATCTGAGTACAATACTGAACTCTGGAACAGCGGAACGGAATCCGATAAGGAAATTGCCCGAAAGCAAAAGCGAGTTCTAAAGTATTACTCCAACATTCTTGTTGTGAGTGATCCAAAGCACCCAGAGAATGATGGCACAGTCCGGTTGTTCCGTTTTGGTAAGAAAATCTTTGATAAGATTACCGAAGCCATGAATCCAGCATTTGATGACGAACAGCCTTTGAATCCATTTGATCTTTGGCAGGGTGCAAACTTCAAACTCAAAATTCGTAAGGTGGACGGATATTGGAACTATGATAAGTCTGAGTTTGATTCTCCTTCAGCGGTTTTTGATGGTGACGATGCTCGCCTTGAAAAACTTTATAATGAGAAGTTACATAGCCTACAAGAGTTTTTGGCACCAAGTAACTTCAAGACGTATGATGAACTGAAGGAAAAACTGAACAAGGTTCTTACAGGAACTTCTGTATCAGGAACTGTTGAGTCTTATGCATCTAAGTCACGACCACCAGTTGAGGAAACATTTTCTGTAGAGAATGTTGCTGAAAGTGTGTCAAATGACGATGATGATACTTTGGACTATTTTGCTAAACTAGCAGAAGCATAATAGTCATTTAGACAAAACCCCGCTTCGGCGGGGTTTTTTTATTTCATACCTAGAGTTTTTTCCGTCCAGACACTAAACTCCCATCCTTGTTTTTCACAAAAGTTCTTTGCCGCTTCCCATTTAGCAGTATTTCTTCCATATTCACGAACTTCATATAGATAACCTTTAGTTACTTTTTTACCTTTTGTTGGAGGTTTAGTTTGTTTCTCTGGTTTGACTTCAATTAGCCATATTCTATGTTCTGGGCCGTGTTTTACTTTTACCCAAAAGTCTGGATAATAACGATGAACTTTTCCGTCTAAAGGAGAGACATAAGGAATTGCTATTTCTTCACTAGCCCATTCCAACACGTTTACGTTATTATCAAAGTAACGCATACAGTGCCTTTCCCACATGGAACGATAGATGATATTCCGTGGATTCCCTTTATACTTGTCAGGTTCGTTAGGAACAAACCTTCCTTTGTATGGCTTTCGTTTAGTATAATTCTTTTTTTCCATATAAATAGTTATACTATTTAGAGGACCATGTATGGGATTTATCAATAAAAATCTACTTAGCTCAGTTGCTAATGGTGTTGTTAATAATGCAGTTAACGGAGCAGTAAATGGATATAGCGGAGGTATTGTATCCTATCAAAATGGTAAGTTTTATCCCACACCTGGTCATCCAGTAGCAACAGTTGCAAATGCTGCCATTGACATTGCAAATGGAGGTGATCCAGCCGCAGCAGTTAAAGCAGCAGCAATTACTTCTACAAGATCATATCTTCAAACTCAAGGAATTCCTCCTGATCTTATTGATGCGGGACTAGAATCAGTACAAACGGGCAATTTATCTTCTGTAGAAGCTGCAGCTATGGAAGATGTCATAGGTCCGGGAGGTTTGTCTTCCATAGGGCTAGATGCATTTGGAGGACCTGGTAGTCAAGTAAGTTCAATTCCATATGATGCAAACGAATTCATGGGACTTGGAGGAGGAGTTGTTCAGTATCCAGGAGATTTAGAAACATCTCATCCAACTTGGATGGAAATTTGGTCCTACAAGAGAACGGGTATAGCTGTGGGAAATAATCATTCAGAAAATTCATTTACTCTTTCTCCTGTACAGGGTATAAGTAATATTTGTTTACCCATTCCTACAGGAGTAGGTACGGCTTATGGACATTCTTGGGACGAAGGTGATGTTAGTATGATGAATGAACTTGTGGCAGGAACGGCTGGACAAATAATGCAAGATGCAGCTGATGGCATTTCTACTTCAGGTGTGGTGGAATCTATTAAACAAAGAGTTTCTGAAGGTTTAGGAGATAGTACTTTACCAGCTACAGCCTTAATTGCTGCAGGTGACGTTTTGGGTTCAGCAGCTGTCCAAGGAGCTACAGGTAGAGCCGCGTTCAACAATGTCTTGGTAAATTATTCAGGTCCTCAGTTTCGTACCTTTGAATATTCTTTTTCTTTTAAACCAACGCATCAGGGAGAACAACGAGCTGTTCAGAATATAATAAAGTTCTTAAAGATAGGTCAGGCTCCAGATTTACGGAATCCTGGTCAATTAGGTAGATTGTATGAAATACCGTTATTCTTTAAAATTAAATATATGTCTCCTTCTGGCGAATTAGCACAAATGAATAAAATTGGATTTTGTGCATTAACAGGGTTAAGTGTCAAATATGGTGGAGATAGATTTCAAACTTTTGCCACAGATAATTCTCCTGTACAGACAGATATTAGTATGTCTTTTAAAGAAGTTCAGTTACTTGACAGAAAGGCAATAATGCAGGGATATTAATTATGTCTTATTATTTTAACAGTTTATATCCAACAATAAACTATGATCCAACAGGAAATGGAGTTACTAAGGAAATACAAGATATACTCATTAGGGTTATTGCAAGATCGGGTGTTATTGAAAGAAAAACAGGTGTTACAAAATACACCGTTAAAGATGGAGATAGTCCAGAACTATTGGCCAACAGACTATATGGTTCTCCAAAATATTATTGGGTAATATTACTCGTAAATAAAATTTATGATAGATACTACGAGTGGCCAATGTCAACTAATGTATTAAACAAATACATTTTAGACAAATATTCGGACCCAAATGCAATACATCACCATGAAATAGCTCAGTCTTCTGGTGATAGTAATGTTATGATAACCGTTGAATTAGCTGATGAACCTACAGCAACTCCGATCACAAATTTTGAGTATGAAGAAAAATTGAATGAAAAACGTAAAAGAATCAGCCTATTAAATCCAGCATATCTTTCTCAATTTGAAACTGAATATCTTTCTCTTATTAAAGAATTTGTTTTATGAATATTTACGATGCGCTAGATGAAATTGGATCTGCAAATCTTCCTGGAGTTCGTCCAGGAGGATTTAAAATAAAAGTCGCAGAAATTCATCATGGCCCAGGAAATCAATATCCAATTGGTCCTCTAATCACAGAAATACAAATTTTTGAAGATATAGAGAGAGTAGGTGTGACGGGCCACATCAGTTTACACGATAACGTAAACTTATTTCAGGCAGGACCAATTATAGGTCATGAGTTATTATATCTTCAATTGGAAACTAATGGGGCAAGCGAGGTTGGTATTCCTGAATTTGGATTAGATTTTACCACACATCCACTTTTTATATACAAAGTTGAAAATATGACTGCGGCTAATGAAGGCGGAGGACCAACTGCTTGGTTGGATTATCGTCTTCATTTTTGTTCTCCAGAAATGTTAAAAAATGGAAGAATTCGAGTTTCTAAAGCATATCAGGGAACTTTAGATACTATGGTCGAGAGCGTTCTAAAGAAAGAAATACAAACATATAAACCAATTTTGAAACAAGAAACACTGGACATCTATCACCAAATTGCAACAAACATTCGTCCATATGAATTTATTAGCCAATTAGTTCCTATGGCACAATGTAATCCTAAGACAAATTCTAGATCAAAGGGGCCAAAAGGAAAAAAAGCTGACACTTCTACACTATTTAAAGGTAGACAAACAGATTTTCTTTTCTATGAGACTTCTACAAGAATGGATGGTTCTGGAGGATTCAACTTTGTTCCTGCTTTACAAAAAGCAGAAACACCAAACTTATATTTTACTTTATCTAACAGTTCTGATACTCAAGGATTTAATGTTAGTTCAACTCAAGGAACATCTCATGGCGGATGGGTCAATAGTATGCTAACAGCAAACAACTACACAATTAAATTTTTAGGCGACAAATACAGAACAATATCTAGTGGTTTGTGGGCAGGAAAATTAATTAAACATAACCCTTACAAAAAGTCATACGATATTTTTAAATCTGATTATCAAAAACAATTAAAGCATAAAAGGTACTCGTTGGTCTCAGAAACCTATGACTATCATTCAGACAAAACAATTACTGAATTTCCAGATTCTAGAATAAAATACACTAGTTCGACGGGAAGTAAAGGATATTCAAATATTAGTAGTAACAATAATGAAGTAAACTATCCATGGAATAGTAACCCAGACGACATATCTCTGTTGAGAACTATGCAGCTTGGTCACGTTTTAGGAAGTCATAGGCTTGAGTTTACTATTCCAGGGTGTTCTCGATTGTCAGTAGGTGAATTAGCCTTTGCTGATCTTCCTGATCTAGGTTACGGTGCAGGACAGTCTGGATTACAAGGTGCACGTCAGCTTTGGGAAAATAGATTAGATAATATTTGGTTAGTTACAAAAGTAGCACACAAAATAACAGTTCAAGGCCCTGGCGGATATAGTACAAGAGTTGAAGTTGCAAATACTATGTCGGCCACATCACAAGTACTTAATAGTTATGGAGAGCTAGGTTCTGGTTATGGAGTTGGTTAGTCGTAGATAAATAGTTGGGTGAGTTTATTTGACGACATAAAGGAATCAGCTGAAGGTAGAGAACTATCTACAAGATGGTATAGATCAAAAATAACATCTTTAGGTGGAACCACCATGACAGCCGAACAGCACATAGAAGAAGGTTATGCAACTGCTAAACCAAACTATGGGATGATGAATTTGTTTCATTATCAGCCACAGACTGCTGAGAAACTACCCTTCTATGATTTATTTCCTTTAGTGATACCTGTTGAAAAAAATAGAGATGGATTCACAGGTATAAATTTTCATTTTCTGTCAATACCCATGAGAGTTGCATTTCTCAATTTATTGACCGAAGCATTTGCTGATGACAGAATGGAAAAATTAAATTTAACCTGGAGACAAATTTCAGGCCTCGGAAAATCAAAAGTAACCGTTCGAAGATATAAGGCTAGAAATGTAAAGTCTATGTTTTTAAGAATACCTGTAGAGGATATGCTGATTGCAGTTTTATTGCCTGTGCAGAGATTTTATTCTGGCGATTTGGATTCTAAACGTAGAGTTTCTTCAGAAGTTGTTTATAACAAAATAAGGAGTATGTAGTATGGCTATCGGTATGTTTGGTATGGATGTTCCTCGTAAAAGAACTCAGACCCCTACACCATCACAACCAGTACCGGCGCAAAATGTATCAACGGAAACTGCGTCCCAAGGAAGTTTTGTTTCAGAGAAAGTTAGTTCTTTTTCAAAATTCCAAGATCAATTTATAAATCGAGACGTACAACGTACAAATCGTTATAGAGTTTTTATAGACTCTCCTTCAGGAACAAGTGAACGAATAAATTTTTTATGCGAATCTATACAATTTCCAGGACAAAACATGAGAACTTCTACAGATGATCTTAGACATGGTCCCGTCAGAGAGATTGTTCACGGTACAACGTATGGCCCAATTAATCTAACATTTATTTGTACGACAGGTATGCCTGAAAAACAATGGTTTGAAAATTGGCAGACTTACATAATAAATCGAGATTCGGGTAGAAAAACTTGGCAAGTAAAATATTATAGAGATTATGTAAAAAATATAGAACTCTATACACTAGATAAAAATGATGAAGATGGATACAAAGTTACCATATACGAGGCTTTTCCTAAAACAATAACACAGCAGGAATTTTCTAATACGTCAGCGGACAGTTATCAGACAATTTCTGTAGAATTTGCATATAGATATTGGGATAGTGAGTCATTAGGTCCTCCAACGTCTACAACAGAAAAAACTTTACCAATTACACAGTTACCAGATACTTACGGTTCTAAACCACAAACTATTGATGAAAAAGTAGCTGGCGGTAGTCCTTGGCTAAATCCCAATACAAACGAGTACTTACCAACACCAGCTCAACCAGTACCAAATGATCCATCAGATCAAATTCTTAATAATCGAAATTAATTATGTAACAGGAGAATAATATTATGAGTTTACCTATGTTAAATATTCCAACTTATCCGTTGGAGATACCTTCTACAAAGGAGATGATTTCATTTAGACCATTTCTAGTAAAAGAAGAAAAGATACTTCTTTTAGCTTTAGAAGAAAATAATGAGGCAATGATTGCTCGTGCACTAAAACAAATTGTACACAACTGTACGTTTGAAATTTTAGAAATTGATCGTATGCCTTTATTTGATTTGGAGTATATCTTTTTGAACATTAGAGCAAAGTCTGTTGGCGAGACAGCTGAGTTAAAACTTCTTTGTCCAGATGACGAAAAAACATATGCAAATGTGAAAATTCCTTTGGATGAAGTTCAAGTAGAGTTTTCAAAAGACCACAAGAAAGAAATTAAACTAACAGATACGATTACTGTGGTCATGCGTTACCCAACATATGAATTGTTGGGTATGGACGATAGTTCAATGACGATAGAAAGGACTTTCAAACTTATTGGTGATTGTACTGATAAGATTGTTGACGGTGAAACTGTATACGAACGAGCAGATTTCACAGAAAAAGAATTGAATGATTTTTATGATGGCTTAAACTCTCAACAGTTTTTGGAGATTCAAAAGTTTTTTGAGACAATGCCTAAACTAAGATATATTGTCGATGTTGTTAATCCAAAGACTAAGAAGAAAAATAAAATTACATTGGAGGGATTGCAAAGTTTTTTCGTATAGCTCTTTCTCATAATAGTCTTGAAAATCATATCAGGACAAACTTTGCTTTGATGCAACATCACAAGTACAGTTATTCTGATTTAGAAAATATGTTGCCATGGGAAAGAGCGATTTATGTTTCCTTACTCGTCAGCTATATAAAGGAAGAAAACGAAAGACGAAAGGCTGAAGCAAGAAAATAACATGGCAGATGAAAAACAAGTACTTATTAGAGAAAAAACATACGAAGTAGATAAATCAGACTTTTTAACAATTCAAGGATTCGATCAGAGTAAGACTTGGTATAATCAAACAGCGGGTTTCATGGATACTCTACGTTTGATTCCAAGACTATTGATGGTCGCCTATGGTTATGTGTTCTGGTACTCAACTCAATGGTTTATGAACTTACCTGATCCAACAAATGCACAAGCAGCCTACATTTCTACTATTGTGGGTGCCGGCGCAGCGTGGTTTGGATTATATGTGGGCAGTGGCCACAAACCAGCAAGTAAAAAATAATAAATGGCTTATACAGGACTAGGATTAACTCAAAAACCTACTTTGGAGGGTATTAAAGAGGCAGGTTTAGCTCTAGCTGGAGGTGTTGGTGCCACCATCACCGGTGTTGGTGGACTTGCTCTTGGTGGAGCAGGACTAGTTGCAGGATCTTTAGCAAACGCATTTGGTGCAACAGCAACACCATATCTCGTTGGCCTTGGTGCTATGGGAGCAGCAGGTAAGAAAGGATTTAATATGTTTGATAGATCCTCAGATGACAATACAATAAAAAAAGATACTGCTACTCCAGAACTTCAACAGGAGATGTCCAAACAGACTCAATATGGATTATTAAGTCTGGATAAGTTAGATGACATTCACAAAGACTTAGCAGAAACAAGATCGATTCTGGTAGTTCAAGATCCGGCTTCTCAGGCAAGAGAAGAAGCATTAGACGAACAAACAAAGAACAAAGAACTTGTTTCTACTATTATGGGTATAGGTAAAGGTGTAGATTCAGGTGGTAAAGGAAAAGAAAAAAGTCTTTTAGAGAAATTATTGCCCTTAATAGGACTAACTGCGTTGACGGCTGCTTTGCCTAAGTTCTTAGAAGATTTTGATAAATGGTCAAATACAATCTCTGAAGCTGTTGATAATATCTCAGAGTTTTTAAATGATTTAGATAACTTCTTTGAGGGTATGGGTATTGAGTTTGGTGGTCCAGCGGCCTTGGGTGCAATACGTGGTGCAAAAACTGCAACACGAAGAACCCAGAGAAAGTTAAGAACACCTCGTGGCGGTCTTAGTCGAGGTACAGGTACTAGACGAGCAAGACCAACTTCTAAAGAAACACGAAAGAGATATCAAAGAATATACGGCTCCGATGCAGCTAGAAATAGATTTCAAGGTCAGGTAAGAAACCCTCGAGGCGGCCTTGAACGAGGTACAGGCACTAGATCGGCAAGACCAACTTCGACTCCAAAAAGAGGAGGACCAAGAAGATTAGCTCTCAAGTCTTTAGCGTTACCGCCACCAAAACCACCTAAATCTAAAAGACCATCTAAAATTAATTCTACACAGTTTTTGTTGGATAGTAAACCACAACCAGTATCACCAGAGATTAAACCAACAACGTCTACACCTAAAAGAGGCGGTAGAGTAAAACAAGGATTTCAAAAGGCCTTTGATATAGCTCGATTTAAAAATTTACCTAGAAGTGCATCATCAAGTTACATGGCTTCAGTTGATCCTGCACAAAGAGGAAAAGCATGGAGTAAAATTGCAGCTTTAGATAAATGGTTGGCAACAAATAAAGTTGCTCAAGCAGTTCTCAAGCCATTTGCAAAAGCAGCTTGGTTTATATCTGCTGCCTTTGCTGCATATGATATTAGTGAATTGATAAGTCAATGGCTGAAAAATAAATCTGAAGGTAATGATTGGCCTTTTGCAGGCGATGAACCAGAAGATAAAGTTTTTGTTGATGGATTGAAAAAGATGGCAGGAACTTATGGAGGAGCCTATCTCGGAGCAATTGCTGGAGGTATGATAGGTAGTTTGATTCCTGTTCCTTTTGTCGGAACTGTAGCAGGTTCAATTGTAGGAGGACTAGCAGGATCAATGCTAGGTGAAAGTCTTGCAGGGGGTATACAAGGTACAGATAGGCTCAACAAGATAAAGGCTGAGAAGAAAGGTATCTTGATGGAGTTAAACTCCGAATTTTCACCCGAAGATTCGATGAATGGAAGAGATGAACAATTAATTCAACGACTGGAGGCTATTGACGAAGAAATCAAAGTTTTAGAGTCAGGTCCTACGGATGAAGCATCAACAGTGGTAATAGTGAATAATGTGGATAATACACAAAATGTTAATTCTGCAACATCAACAACGACAAATACTACAAACACGGAAAATAAAGCTCCAATGCAAATCTACGGCGAAGAAGATATGTCTTATATGTCACCTTAGGAAAATGTAAATGGCTTATACAGGACTAGGATTAACTCAAAAACCTACTTTGAAGGGTATTGGAGAGGCAAGTTTAGCTCTAGCTGGAGGTATTGGCGGACTTGCTCTTGGTGGAGCAGGACTAGTTGCAGGATCTTTAGCAAACGCATTTGGTGCAACACCATATATTGCCGGATTAGGTATACTTGGAGCATCAGCCAAAAAAGGATTTAATTTTTCGTTTGAAAAGGAAGATACTGCGAGATCACTTGGATTGGATGAAAATTCTAGTCCATCTGAGGTTGAAGCCGGAGAGGTTTCCATCTTAAATAAAATTGCAGCAGAAAGTAGTTCGTTATTAGAAACTGTAAAAGATAATCAAATTTCTCCATCTCAAGAAAGAGAATTTCAGATGGATAGAGACAAAAATCATCAGGAATTAATCTCGGCTTTTTCTAATATAAGTCTTGTGAGTATTTCTGATGATGAAAACAAAGATCCCTGGTGGAAAAAAATATTTAATCTCTTATCTGGATGGAAATTACTTGTTGCACCATTTGTAAAGGGAATGGCAACTTTCTTAGCCAGAATGTTACTTGTGTTTACAAGTCCTGCCTTGTTGGGTATTGCTGGTGCACTTCTGATAATGACAAAATGGAAGACAATCAAGAAAACAATAAAAGGAGCAATTTACAAAATAAAAGTTTGGACCAATAAAGTTTTGAGTTTAATTCCTGGAGCTCCTCTATTAGAAATTGGAGAAAATCCTAACGCAACACCTATGGATGCAGGAGAGTTCGTCAATACAACTACAGGAGGTGATGAAGGATTTAAAGTTGTAGAAAATCCTAACGCAACACCTATGGATGCAGGAGAGTTTGTCACCACAACAGGCGTCGGAGAATTTAAAGACGGTGGATCGTTTATTGTAGATGGTGATGATGGTGGAGTTGATAAGCTTATGGTAGTGTTTAATGCAACCAAAGGAGAAAAGGTTACAGTAGAAACACCAAAACAACAAAAAGAAAACATGAAGTCTCCCACAATGCTAGGAGATAAGTACGTTGATATGGATACTATCGAAGGCCGTAGAGAATTTTATTTCAATGCTACAGAAGAAGAATGGACACAGATGTATGTTAATATGGAAAATCAAGGAATGGGACTTGCATCAAGTGCTGCTCAAATGCAAGATACCTCAAAACTTGAAGTTTTAGATTATATGTTTGGTATAAGCGTGGAGGGACAACAATCAGTACAAACATCAATGGTAAATGATGACATAAAGGAAAGTTTTGGTGATTGGACAAAAATTGTAAATTCCATTGGTGATGTTACTCAAATGCAATCAGGTGAACTTATGGATACTAGAACAGGAAGTGAAGAATCTGTTACTGGCGAAAATATGAAAACAATTTCCTGGGATGATTGGAAAGGAGATGAAGATAAATTAAGGTCGTTGGGAGTATACAATAACGAGGACATCAATAGATACAAACAGATAACAGGTTCTAGTTTTATGGATACTAGCGGCGGCCGAGGAAGAATGGTTGAAGGTCGATATGACAGAATTAATCATTTAAAACAAATTCAGAGAACTATTGAAACACCAAAAGTAGAGTCATTTAAACTAAAACCAAAAGTTGAGGAAATAACAAACTATATTGATAACTCGTCCTCGAAAAACCAGAAGTCAACAAAAACTTATGAGTTTGGTGGCGGTTTCTCTGTAACAGATGGACACACACTATCACCACTTACAAACAGGTAATTATGATGAAAAAAATATTATTAAGTCTACTACTATTCTCGACAATAGTTAGCGCACAACAAAAACCACCAAAAGATATGTATGAGTTAGAGATACCTATGACTTTTGTTTGTCTCCCTAGTTTTATGAGAATGGTAAATCATCTAAATGATAATTTTGGTGAAGTTCCTGTGGCAATGTCTCAAATGAGTTCTGAGATAACCCTTATATTATTTGTAAATGAAGATAAAACAACTTCAAGTTTGGTCGTTTTACGAAAAGCACAAAAAGAAGAAGAAGTTTGTATTGTTTGGGCCGGCGAATCTGAAGGTGCATCTTTTCTTCTTGCTCTTTAGTATAAATAAAATAATGAGAAAAGAAGAATATGTTGTATATGGAATAGATAACTGTTCTTGGTGTGAAAGAGCCAAAACTATTATCGAGCATTACGGATATCAATGTAAATATGTAAATCTTAAAGAGAGTCAAGAAATAAGAGAAACTTTCAATAGAAAAACACGAGGTGCTACAGCAGTTCCTCAAATATTTTACTATGATCCTGTGAGAACTTATGGTAATGAAAAGATGGAAGTTCATGTTGGTGGATATGAAGAACTCTCTGACTGGTTAAGACAAAAGACTCTTTACAAAAAACAAAATACCTGATATAATAATACATTATGGCAAGTAAAAGTTATAAACTAGTAAAACTGGAATCAGAACCAGAAGACGAACCAAAACATTTCTACACAGCTCGACGACCAACTAAAGGCGAGAAGGTAGGGATTAAGTTACGGCTTCGTAAATACAATCCATATGCTCGTAAGCATATGTGGTACAAAGAAACA